ATCTGAGTTGTAGAAGGAACACCAACTACAGGAACATCAAGTTGTCCCTGGCCGATTGGGTCAGTTGATCTTGGATACGCATGTTCGGTAGCATTATTATCAAGAGTACAAGTAAAGATCAGTGAAGATGTCTTAATACCAATGGTACTTGCAGTAGTAAGTCCGTGGGGATTTGCAAATCCAAGAACTAAAATTCCAGTATTAGGATTGTAAGTTGCACTATTAGGAGTTATGAACGGTCCACTATACCAAGAGTTGCCAGTAACAATACAACCAGAGTTTTCTGCACCAGGCACAAATGTATGGTCATAACCACCACCAGTGATAATTGAAGTAGCACCAGCACTAACAAAAGTGTGAGCATAATCACCACCAGTAATAATAGCAGTAGATCCTGCGCTTACAAAGGTATGTGGATATTCACCACCTAAGATAACTGCGGTTGCTCCTGCACTTACAAATGTATGGGAATATTCGCCACCTTTAATAATTGCAGTCGCAGCAGCACTAACAAAACTATGAGGATAATCACCACCAGAAACAATCGCACCAGTTGTTGCAGATGCAAAAGTATGTGCATATGATTCGTTGTAAGGAGAAATACCAACATCCAACTGAATAGTAGTTGCAGATGTACTTCCGATTCCTACGGCAGTATTATATGCATCATCTCTATGCCTTGGATAATAATGAATCGTTGCACCATTATCAATATCACAGGTAAATCCGAGTCCAGTTAATACTACATTTCCTGCTTTGCCACCTTCAGTATATCCATGAGGAGTTGCAGTGGTGATAGTCATAATACCACTTACATTGTCGTAGACAGCAGTAGAAATATTATGAGAAGGAGAATAATCACAAGTAAATGCAATTCCACTAAGAATAATGAAATCTCTTTCAGAAAGGTTATGATTCCTTCTTGTTGTAACAGTAGCAATACCAGTTACATTATCATATGTAATATTAGCAAACTTTAATGGTTTAAGTTGTTTCGTTGTCATTGCAACACCAGTTGCAACAACAAATTCATCAGTATCTACACCATGAGAACCAAATGCCTGATATGTACCCGTAATCATTTGGTGGGTATGAATTCCAAGAGTTGAAATACCAAGATTAACACTAAAGTCAATATTGTTATTTTTAGTAACTTCAAAGAACGCCTTTTCACTTAAAGGATATGTTTTATTTCCATAAGGAGTGCTGAATCCAATACCAGCAAGTTTAACAACATCTCCAGTTGATAACCCATGGAGATATTGACTTTGAATAGTTGCAATACCTGTAGATGCGGTATAGTAAACGTTTGCAATGGTAGTAACAACACCAACTGGGTCTCCATGTGCTGTAATAGTAGTTACACCTGATGAAGCATCATAATCAACAAATGCTATCTTTTTGGGAGTAAAATAATTTGAACCACCATTTAAAATTTCAAATCCAGTGATAATACCAGCCTGAGCCTTAGTTACAGTACCACCAGTTACATAATTATGTGCTAAACTATTGATACCTACAAATGCAGTGAATGTATCGGTAGTTGTATCTAAAAGATCAAATCCTACAAGATTTCTACCTTCAAGGATATTTGTATCGATACCAGACTTTACAGTACCTCCACTAGCATAATCATACGTTGTAGTTCCGATACCAGTGTTAATTTCAAATTGTTGTGTGCTTGCAATAGAAACAATTTCATAACCATCTTCTCTAAAGAGGGTTGTAATACCTGCACCATCGGTTACAGTAAGACCTTCTATAAGAACATGTCTACTTGCATTAGAACCTGTTCCAATGTAGTGACCATCATCACAAGTAACTGTAGTAACACCAGTAGTAAATGTGTATGCAAATGTAGAGATATTTCTAGCAGGTAAACTTTGTACTACTGTAATTCCTGCACCGATAACTCTAACTCTATCGCCTTCAACCAAATTATGAGCAGATGACGTAGTAAACGTCATGATACCCAACTGATGATTATAAGTTGCGGTTGAAATAGCAACGGTTGTAGTAGTATTAACACCAAGATATGCGGTAGCAATTGCACCACTACCCTCGGGTGATGTTATACGAACATCTGGCGGGGTTCTATACCCTTGCCCACCGCCAGTTAGTTCAATGATACTAACATTACCACTAGAATTGATGCCGACCCTGCCAGAACCCTTTAAGGGGTAATAGTATCCACAACCTGTCTGTAATCCAACTCTCTGGATTCTTCCAGCTCTGGGAACACCACTTAAGAAGTTAATATCATTAGAATTTACATCAACAATTTCAAAATCCAGACCTGGAGTTTGAATAACATTATTGATTAGAATAAATGGATTATTACCGATGTCAGAACCAGCGTTGACACTATTGAAGAGTGAAGTGACAATTCCTTGATTCTCACTGAGTGCGAATTGTGTTCCAGCAACACCAGTAAAGTCAAGAGAAATGTCGTCAAGAACAACATTATAGTCACTAGTTTCATATGGATTAAGTTTCCTAGAGAACATTCTTCCAGAGAATGTTGATCCAGTTTTTAATCCTACTGGGCCCTGTTTTCCATATGGAGGTGCAGCGAAATGAATCTCATCATCAATAATATTAAAATCGCCAGTAAAGATTGAGGAAACTCCTGCCGTATGAGCAGAAGCAACCGTTCCAAATACACCTCTTTCAATGCTTACTGAACCTGAGGTGGTTGTAGAGAATACTGGAAAATATCCAGCTCCTCCTTTAAAAATGACAATCTCAGTAATACTACCAATACCAGTATTATCAATAACTGGATAAAATACACCTTCAACACTAGGTGTCTGTGTACCTTCTACTGTAATCTTTGGCGGATCTGTGCTGGCATATCCCGATCCACCTACAACTACATCAATCTTTTCGATACCGTAGGAGGAATTAAAGAATGGTTTAAGGATCGCACCGCTGCCAGGAGTAACTCTCGTTGACATTTATTCCTCCTTATGAAATATTCAGAGAACTACTGCAATAGACTCGTGTCAATCCTGTTCCATCCCTAACGATACTGAATGACAGAATATCTTCCTGATTCGTTGCAGGAGGCGGATTACCACCAACCCATCTAATACCACCAGCAATAGGACTTCCATTTACTGAACATGCATCTCCATAAGTAGATGATTGTCCAGCGTCGTTAATAAAAGTAACTGTTGTTGCTTTACTGTTTAAAGTAGGAACGTTAATAAACGACCATGTACTTACAGATGTCGTTAAACCACCCAATAAAACAGTTCCTTGATTTACATCAACAGTTAATGTTCCACCAATTGCAGTTAATGTTGTATTGAAATTATTGACTACTTTCTCGGTAATAGATCCATTTAGGTGACTCATACCAGTGTGAGTTGTCACACCAATTAGTTCTGCATCACCAGAAACAACTAATTTGGAAGTGGGAGCAGTAGAACCAAGGCCTACTTTTCCACTTGAAGTAATAACAAATGCAGTATCATCTGTTCCAACCTCATCAGAAACTTGAAATCCATGTCCAGATGACTTAGGAACTGCATGAATTGTTGGTCTTTCGTTAGAATAAGAAGTTACTTGGAGTTGAGACGTTGGAAGAGATGTGCCAATGCCAACAAAACCATCTTTAATTCTAAAGATAGTTTTTGCAAAACCAACTGCAATCGTTGTATCTACAGGAGTTCCAGTCTCCTGAATAATCATTCCTTCAGTAAAATTGGCAAACTGTGAGGTAATAACACCAGTAGTATTAATACTAATGTCTCCAGTAACGGAAGACGCAGTTCCAGCCAAAACCGACGTGGATGCAATACCAGCATTGGTAGAATATCCAGCGGTAGATGCAAAAGAAACAAAACTTACTAAATTCGTACCATCACCGAACTTACCGTAAATGTCATTAAAGTTCGCATTGATCTTTAATGTAGCATTTAGTAGTGTATCTCCTGTGCCATCATTCGGGGCTGCGCCCGTACTAATACCCTGTTTAGCCATTATTCAAATGAACTTTTCTGTTATTTATAGTTAATATGGAGGGTTATCATCCATAGTAACTGTAGAGTTAGAAACTCTGGTTACTGTGGAGTTTGCCCTATTCCTGTCATAATAGAAATTATTGTCAACTGTACTGTTCACTTCAGCGGTTCTAGAAGATACAAATGTACCGTCACCGATAAAGTTTACTTTGATAAATTCATCATCTAATCTAAGAACATCTCCAATGGAAACTGATCCAATACCAGATGTAATAGAAAGGGTTTGAGAACTTGCATTAATTCCATTACCAGTAGTAACGTTTAATTTCTTATTACGAATGGGGCTTTGTACAATACCATCAATAAGAATTAAAGCATTCTCATTTGGATTCTCATACCTCAATGTATGTATTCCAGTTCCAAGTGTCTTCATATCAAAAATGATAGAAGTAGAAAGTCCAGTAAACCTGATAGTAACATCATCAACTTTCTGAACAAACACTTCATCTGGCATAATGTTAGATCCCAACTCAGTTGGAGTAAGGAACAAGTTATCCGTAGGTGTAGATCCACCAATATAAGTTCCTGCAATAGAAATTGTGTTGGTTGCTGCATATCCAGAACCACCACTCAATACTCGAACTGCACTAACATCGAGATTAACATCTCTTTCAACTTCAAAGATTGCACCAGATCCAGCACCATCATTAGTTCCTTCTAAGTTAGTATAAACTGTTTGGATACCAACCCTTGTACCAGAAATCTTAGTAACAGGGAATGTCAAATCATTTGCTGGAGTTGCACCACCAAGATGAGTACCTGCAATACTTACATTATCACCAACATAATATCCAGAACCACCTTCTCTTAATACAACATTAGTAGAAATTGGTTGACCTGTTCCAGTGTCATATGTCATCATGACGGTAAATGTTGCACCCGTACCCCTAGTAGAAATGCCTGGGAAACCAGTTCCGAATCCAAACATTTTAGCACCTACAATTGGATTAGCAACTGTAGAAACACCTGTTACTGGCCCACCAACTTCAAAGTTAATTCCATTTTCAAACATGGAACTTCCACCAGCACCAGATACTCCCATAAGGATGTTTCTGTCATTAGTTGTATAAGAAGTTGTTGCAACACCAATAGCGGTTCCGCCACCTCTATCCACAAGTAATTTTTGTCCACTCTGGAAATTATGATTCTGAATAGAAATTGTATTATTGGTAAGATCAACTACTGAAGAATCAGAAGAATCAAATTCTTTTTTGAATAAAGGAACTCCACCAGTTTTAAGTGGGAAATTAGTTTTACCAAAAAGATTACCAGATCTATCTAACTGACCATCAAAGTCATTACTTACATCATCAATCTTTAGAACCTTATTAGTCTTGTTTAAAATATAACTCTTTAGAGGTCTTCCTTCAGGGAAGAATACTCTTTGTACTCCACCATCTGGCAACGGATCATCTTCAGTAACCATTGCAAAGTTACCTCTAGTTCCAAGATACGTTTCATTATCAATGTTGATAATTAAATCAAGTTTTGGTTGTACAGTTTGAACTTTCATGTTTGTGGACTTAGCAAGTCCAACAGAAACATAATTGTTTGTAACTGCATCCTTCTTAGGATCACCCACAATCTCCAAATCAGAGAATTCTCTGAATCCTGATGGGTGAACAATAGATCTTACAGCCTCTCTCCACCTTGTGTATGAAATATTACTCTTAATGGAGTATGAGAACTTTTGATAATAGAAGTTATCAGAAACTCTTTGAAGATAGTTATTAAGAATACCTACAGATTGATCAACCTCTCCTACCTTTTCTCTAGAAATACCGAGAGAAGTTCTAATATTGAATCTATTAACATCTTCTACTCTACCAGCAAGTTTAGACTGTTCTCCATAAACAATATCTCCAACTCTAAGTTCACCTTGACTATCTGTTAGTCTCAATTGATTGAGTTCTACATCCCAACCATTTTCAACAACTCTTGCCTCAAATTTAGGTGAAGTAATTCTTTCACCAGAGAAGAACTTGGCATCATCAATCAATCGCATTTGGAACTTGGCAAGATCTTTAGCATTGGAAATATATCCCAAAGTAAAATCATCGTCATAACTACCAAGTGTACCAGTTGCAATACCAGCAACACTATAAGTAACTCTAAAGTTTATTTCATCAACTGCGGTAACATCGAATTGTCTATAACCATAGTTTTCTGAGTTGAAGTTCAACTCTCCAGCTGCAAATGAAGATGGTTTTAATCTACAACCCTCAACATAAACTTTATCGCCAACTTTAAACGGAAAATCGATATCAGTTGAACCATAACCAGTTGTAATTGGTTTATAGAACTGTTGATCTAATAAAAGTTCTACAGTTACACTATCACCACTATGAGTGATTTGGTCAATGTCGTATCCATTAGTATTTCTAGTGGGAACGATTGTTAAAGGAGCATCAAATTCAAAAGCATTTGTAAGAACTTGAACTCCAACAACAGAACCACCCTGAACTACAGCTTGAAGGTCAATCTTATCGTTTCCAAGAACTTTTAAATTTGGTGGTTGATGATAGTTTTTACCACCATCCGTTACTAAAACATCTTGAATCCTAGCAATGCCACTAACATCAATAACTGTAGGTACACTTAAGAATGGTAATAATGTAGGATCAGTTGGATAATCAAATCCATCTTTAATTCTTTCAGTAGTTTCAATCTTACCAATCTTATCAGAATTGATTTTAATTACTGCATTCTTTCCTTGTAAAGTATCAAAACCAATCACTCTAGGAAGTTTATTATATCCCTTACCTTCGAAATTAATCTTAGTTCTAGCAATAGGACCTATTGCATCCAAAGAGTTAGTCTCATAAAAGACTGTTGTTAATCCAGAAGTTGTTGTAAACAACTCAGCACTGGTTGGCTGTTTCTCAAGATTGAATGAGAAAGTATTATCATCAGCAACAAGAACTTCATGACTATCTTCTAGAATACTAGATTCTACTGTGATGGAATTGAATCCCCTAACACCACGATCAGTAGAAACCTGATTTTTTCTTTGGTCAGTAGGAACAATAGGTGTCAAAGTATAGAATGACTTCCTAGGGAAATCACTAACAGTTTTGATTTGAATATTTGCACCAACTTGGCCAGGAATACCATCTCTAATTAAATTAAATGCACCAGAAGATCCATTAACATCAAGTTTCTTTCTAAACTGTAAATCTTCAAAGATATCCAAACGCATGTCTGCAAGACCAGCATCAGAAACATCAATCTTAAGAATATTACCTTTACTAACTCTGATGGGTGGATTAACTTTTGCTAAATCATAAGAACCTGCAGGCATGGCAGTGATACCAATACCATTACCAGTTTTAACATCGGCAGCAAACTTACAAAGTTTAATCCTATTAGAACTTTCTCTAAGAACGAAGTAAACTTCATTATTATCAAGTTCAGTAACATTATTTCCGTTTCCATAATAAACAACTTTATCACCAGTCTTGAATGATAAGTCTGGGAATAAGAAACTACTATCAGTAGCATCAAATGTTGTACTGGACCAAGATACTTTATTGGTAGTGATCTTTCTTAAAACGGGATCATAAAGAATTTTTGCATTCTCTACTACAAAAGGAACTGCTTCAAGAGAGACTACATTACCAGTTTTCAATCCATGAGCATCTCCAGTAGTAACTTTACCTCTGAAACTTTGAACTGTACCTGTAATTCTTGGGTTTGTTGTGGTAAATGAATGTGCTAAACCAACTGGGTCTGCAATATTATACCAATATACGGCATCGCCCATTGTTGGGAATCCAACTGTAGATATACCCAGATAATCAACACCAAAGTTGATAGCATAAACATTACCACCATCTACAAGATTTTCAGTACCAATACCACTAGTAGAACCTACAGAAGTCTTGGACCATGTAAGAGATGTGCCACCAAGACCAACATTATACTTGAGTTGTTGACCTGTAGTATAGGGATGGTTTTTAATATAAATTTGTTTCTCAGGAATTACTCTAGTGAACTTAGTTTGAGTAACATCCGTTCCAAGTCCAGTTGTTGTTAGTTCAAAAATAGAACCTGTACTTCCTACACCAACTGCATATCTTGGATCAAAGAATAATACCTTGTTATCAAAGCCAAGATAATCAGAACCTTTACCAGTATCATAAGTGAACCTAGTGGGTTTCAGTTCAACTGTAGAACCCTTCGCATGAGTTTCAGCAAGTCCTACTTGTCTATTAACTCCTAATCTAGAATACTCATTATCTACAAAAGTAACTCTCAGTAACTCTGTACCAATACCAATAATATCATTAACTTCAAATCCACCAACATCAGTAACTGGAACGAAAGTTGTAATACCAGTTGCAGAAAGTTGATCCAAGTATTCAGAAAGAACTACCTTTCTGTCTGCAACACTTACTGTGTATGCACCTTCAATATCAGAAAGGACTGCTGTAGATACACCACTGGTAATAATAGTTTCACCATTAAGTAATCCATGGGGATCTTGCGTTCTACCATAAACAAGGTTTCCTACTGGTCTCAAATCAACATCATTAAACGTTGAAACTCCTACAGTAATTTCAGAAACATTTTTACCAAGAACATGAGATACAATAATATTAGTTCCAGTTCCGTTTGTTCCAGTATTATCGAGGTTTAATTTATCACCAACTCTATAATCTTCGCCAGGGGAGAAAATAGTTGTAGAAGTAATACCTGCACTTTGAATCTGGGTAACTTTAAATTCTTGTTTAAATGAAGAATCTACTTTATCAATCAGATCGTAAATGGAATTTTCATAGTTTGTGTAATATGGACCGATGTTTCTGGTAATTCCAAGTTTAGTAATATCTTGATCTTGGTTAAAATCAGCAGCAAAGTTATCTTTAATTGGAGTATCTTTAAAGTATCTTCCAATGATGTATGGATATTTTGGTTCAGCAACACCACTTGAGTCAACATCGATTGCATAGAAGTATGCATATGTTCCATCAGGGAACTGTGGGGTTACACAATACCTGCCACCGAACTCGTCAAGGTCGCCAGACCCGTTGTATTCGTAATCATCAGTAAAGTATCCAGGCGAATACCCAGGCGGTCTTAGGCCTACCTTAGGCGCAGTGTTGAGAATGTAACTACTTGTAAGTCTTTGTACGGGTCCACCAGTAGATCCAGAGAATCCATAAGGTCCGTATATTGGATTACCATCATAAGCATATCCAAGAATAGGAGAGTGTTGTGGATTGTTGGTAAGTTCAAGGTTACCAGAGTCAATATTGTCACCAACTTGGAATCTTAGTCTATTAGCAGGATAGATGTTAATGAACTGAAGACCAAGTTCTTTGTTAGTATTTGGTTTTGTTAATGCAGCGTCAAGAGTATTAATTAAACTTCTACTCTTAACTTCCTGATTAATTTTCCATTCATGTACATTACCAATAAACTTAGCCTCTCTACCACGGTTCTGTAAAACCATAGTAGTAGTTGCAGCGTTATAACCAATTCCACCGTCAGTAATTCTTACACCACTGATACTGCCAGTCTCCTCGTTAATGATTGGACTAATATCTGCAAAGTCACCGTCACCATATACAACAATATCAGAGTCTTTTCTATAACCTCTACCAGATGCAAGAATTTGAACATCGACAATAGACCCCTCAACCAAAATAGGTTTAAGTAAAGCTTGGAACTGTACGGTTGCAATACCTACATTGGGTCTTCTATGGAAGTTTAAAATATTAGTACAACCATAACCTGCACCACCTTGCTCCAAATAAACACTTTCAATACTTCCAAGAACAACAGGTTCTATAGTGGGACTAGTAACAGAAGTAGAACCAATACCAGAAAGTGTTTCAACCTTAATTTCAATAGGAGGATACTTAACAATATGAGTACCACTTCCTACACCAGAAATTCTAGTAATTTTTCCAGACTTAAAGTCACTATCATCTCTAGTTGTTCCAATACCAGCATCAGTTAGTTTAAATTTGGAATTATCAATTCTAGTTACAAAATATTCAGTTGTACTTGAAAGTCCTTGTGCGGCAATGGATGTGGACTCATATCTTACAATCTCACCAGTTCTAAACGCATGATTAGGTGCGTAGAAATAATCATCAGCTGTACTAATACCAGTTTGAACGTCACCTTCAGTTGGTCTAGCAGGAACTCTAATTTGTTTATTGGAATATCCTGTACCAGAGTTTTTAACATATATTCTTGTAATAGTGTTCTTACCCTTTAACGTTTTAAAGGCATGGAAACCACTACTTACCGATCCAATATTTACTGTATTGATACCAGATATTGCATCACTTCTATTAGAGTGTAATGAAATAATTTGATTACCAATAGGTCTTGCAAAATATGTGGAGTTATCTACAATTCCACCAACGTCGGGGTTATTTCTAGATTCGTAGATAATTTCTTCACCAAGTTCAAAGTTATGTGGTGAAGGGAAATCAATAGTATCCGAACTGACATTAACACTAGAACCATCTGCCTTAAATGAAGATACAATTCTTCCTTTAACAAAGTTAGATTCAAGAACAGCACCTACACCATTACCACCTGATACAGTGATCTTTGGTTTTTCTTGGTAACCAATACCAGGGCTGATTAACTTAACTTCTTTAAATGATCCAGTAACGTTTGCATATGCAATAGCACCACTACCAGCTTGATCCTGAATGATCATTGGTGGGCCATTGATTACATCGTAATCTTTACCAGCATTAGTTACTTCAATAGAGTCAATTTCACCAAAGAAAATTTCCTCATCAAAAACTGATGCTGGATACAATTCAACACCATTAACAAGAATACCAACTGCTTTGTTATCAGTTTTTCTTTGAGAAGGATCATCAAAGAAATTTTCTTGTTTATAGTATGGGAACTTTCTTAAAAGTTTTTGGTTTTTTGCATTTTGATTTTCCCAACCACTCTTATAGAGATATTGACCAGGCAAGTCGGTAGTGATGTCAATATACTGACCAGCAAATACGTCAGACGCACTGTAAGAAAGTTGGAAGTCAAAGTCATTAATATTAGTTACAAAATAAACACCAGTAGCCAATCCACTGTTGTATTCATTATCCCAGAAAATTTTATCTCCAGTAACAAAGTTATGTCTAAATGGTGTGGTTGGGCTTGATGGATCTACAGATCTAATAATATTTGTAGTTCCACCAGATGTACCTGATTGTGGTGGATCAGTTTTAACAAATACTTTATTGTCAGTAGCAAAGATCGGATAGTTTGGAACACCACCAGAAGTGATATAAAAACTTTGCTCATCATTATCAAGATAACTGTTTTGAATACCTACAGGAACATTATCTAAGTCTGGAAAGTAATTTGCATTGTGAGATGCCTTAACAATAATCTTTTCAACTCTATCAATATTAGAAGGAACAACACCACTGGTTTGAACAATAATCTTATTAGAAGATCTATCAGTTTCTGTACCAGTTGCATATTCAATATCTTTTATCTGAGCTCTTACCTTTTCATTCCTGGCATTAATTAAAAATAGCTCTTCATCAATAAAGAATACAATAGAATCGAACAGTTCAACTCTAAATGTGTTAATGTTTTGTTGAGTGAGATTTTTAATGACGTGTTTCGTCGGAATATTATAAATCCAAGGTTGGAATCTAGGATCTTCACCAAGATCAAATCCAAAAGACGAAAGGTTTAAAGTATCATCAACTCTGATATTAGAAGTGTCAGTAAAATCAACAGTATCAATAACATTGACAAATCTGAACTGAACTAAAGAAGTCTGTCCCAATCCAGCGTAGGCATACGCCAATTTGTCCTCAGAAACGTCTGCACCGAACAAAAGGTCTGTTGTGATACCAGTGACACCTAAAAACTGATTACTCGTCTTATCGTTGTATTCAACGGTAATAAAATCAGAAATTGGAGTTGGTTTTAAAAGCAAACTACCAGTTTTACCAAATCCAATAGTAGAATCAACTAGAATATTATTTGCACCAGCAGGAACTTGTTCTAGAACCTTAGTTTTACCAGGCACTTGGAACTGTCCACTGAAAGAACCAGCATCGAGAGAGATTTCGTAGAAATCTTTATTTTTAATTGGTCTATATTCAATATTATAAATCGAAGCGTTAACCGTACCTACTCCAGCAATAGTTTGGTTTAAGAAATTACCCTTTGTCTCAATAGCGTCTCCACCAAAGAGTTTTTCAACCAAAACATTACGAGTTTTGAAATAATTGTTAGCAGAAGGTACTAATGTGTATTCAGCAGGTTTAATGATGTCAATATCTTCACCATAAAGCAATTTGAACATTACTTTATAAGAAGTATCCGTTCCTTTAGCACTATAAAAGTCTTTTGCTCTCGTTAGAACAGTAGAAAGGTTTACACCTTCCGTAAAATCTCTATTTTCGAATCCTGGCAAGAATTCAGACTTAAATTTAGTAAAGAACTCTTGTAAAAAGAGGTTACTTAAGTTGAAAACATATTTTGGGTTATCAATAGTGCCAATATCATGTTCATCTGCATCAGTCTGTGAAAATTGTAAAAATTCTGATTGAATATCTTGTTGAATTTTCTCAATTCCAGAAAATCCTCTAGAACAATTTTCAAAAGAGTTAAGAATGAATGTTACAGGAGTTTGTCCACCTACGGTAACCGATTTTTGACTTACATAAACAAATTTCTCGGAAACTGCAGCAACAGTTGTCCCCACAGGGAAATTTGTCCCTGCAGAAATAGACATACCAACTTCAATACCCTTTGTGTTATCTAAAAGGATAATATTTGATTGATTTTGCCAATCACCAAGTAATGTTGCAATTACTTTGTTCTCAATTTTGTTTCTATAGACGATAATTTCATTATCAATCTTTAAAAGACCATATTTGTCTGGCCAACCTGTTGTAGAGAGGACTTTAATTTGCCTTGAACCAGCAAAAGTCTTTTTGGTCAGAAAAGTATAAGGAATTAACGACTCATTATTAAAAGCCGTGATCTGTCTGTATTTTGGTAAATTTGTAGCGAGATCTACCGTCCCAGATTGATGTTCAACGGACGTATAATACTTATCCAGAAATTCTTTGAAGAAGGGAGATTCTTCATTGAGAAATTCTGGAATCTGAGACTCAATTATGTGACTAAATTTGACTCTCTTGATCTCGGAAGTATTGTCAGACATTTATCTCGTGAAGGTTCCGTTTAAGAAGCTGGAGGTAGTGACGTATTGGGTAGCAGACGTGTTCTCACCAGAAGTAACAACGTCTTGGATAGTACCAACCCTACTATTACCAATATCAACTTGTAAATACAAGTCTTTCAGTGCAATAATATCATTAGATTCTGGAACTGCTTCGATTTGAACGAATCCAGAAGCCAAATCAGTACCTGTTATATTTACCACATCTAAAAGAACCTCTCCTTCGTCATATTTGACTATACCAGCATTGTTCTTGACGATAATAGGAGTATTGTTTTCTAATTTAAAGAATACAAGTCTTCCTCTAGTTAAGGTTGTAGGAATATCACCAATATAGATGGTTCCTTCAACGCCATCAATGTTAAATCCAGAAGATTTGATACTATAACCATTTCTCTTTTGATGGAACTTATTACCGAAGCATAATTCATAAGTTGCAAACGCATTAAACTCAGGAATCAAGTCTCTTCTAATACGAACCTTAGTGATATTAGATGTAATACCCTTATCACTGTCATCAATCAATCCAATAACCTTAGAATACTTAAACCTTCCACCAAAACTATTAATATCAGCAGATTGAGCGTATGCATTAAGAGTATTGAGAACTTTTGTTCTTAATCCAGTAGAGTCGGAAACAATGTTTGCGTTATAATACACACTTGAGTCAACTTCAACGTAAAGGTATTGAAGATCGACTAATTCTGGTTTAATACCAGCAATAGAATACTGTTTGAGTTGCCTTAAAATAGAGTCTTTTGTAATTTGCGACAAATAACTACCATTTTTGGGTTTGATGGAAATGAATACCTTTCCAAACTCAGGAGGATCGAGTTCTTCCCCGCCGTATGCGGTCACAGTCTCGACGTTTGTGTAAATTAGGGGAATGATACTCTTATAGTCATTAGCAGTCACTGCACGGTACTGGGCTGCGTATACGCGAGGTGCCAAATACTTGATAGAGTCAATAGATTCAACCCCGTCACCACCATTTGAAGCGTCGTTTGTACTAATTAGAGAAACACCACTCGTAATTGTTGATCCTTGGTCGTCTTTTAAGACTCCAGAGAACGAGAAGTTCGCTGCACCGTTACCATTTCTTCCATTAGTGACAATATAACTGACATCAACAGTGGAATTGGCAGGTGGTTTCTTGCCGAGGATGTTATCACCGAAGAGAAGTTCGTATTTTTCGTCTTCAATCTCCTGAACAAGGAATAATTTAGAGTTTGCATCCACATTTAGGATGTTTGAGTACCTCTGATACGCATCAGCGGTAGTAGAAACTACTTTAACTCGGATAGACTCGACATCAACGTTCGCGTTAGGTAAAATAAAACGCTGATTTGGTAGTGAATAGTCAACTCTGAATGATTTGGTGAGGTAGATTCCTTCATAGATGGTAATATTATCGAAAATTGCGAGGTTTTGGTCGTTTACTGCGACAACAAAGTCCTCAGGAATGGAAAAAACGTAATTTCCTCCTTGAACGTTACCCAAAACAACTGTTCCAGCCTTCAATGTAACTGTTCTGGTCTCGTTTGTCCCCAAATCTACAGTAAAACTAATGACAGCTTCTGCAGATCTTGAAGATCTCGGTACATAACCAATGTTTCTTGCAAGTGAAACGACATTTTCACGCAAAGTAGCGCTGTCAAGGAACACTTCATTGACTGC